ACTACGCCTTCTGATACTCCATTAGCTCCAATTTTTGCTCCTCTACCTCTAATTCTAGAAAGCCCAATACCTACTCCTCCTCCCATGGAAGAGAGTCTCATTAGTTCTGCATTTGTTAATCCAATACCTCTAATTGAATCAGGTGTATCGATTCCAAAGCAGGAGATGGGTAATCCTCTATCTGTTCCAGTATTGGCTAGAACGGGTGAGGCGGGGTTCAACCATCCCTTCCACATATATCTAAAAAACTTAGTTGCTAAGGTAGGATTTCCTAACCTTGCTGCAATTGTATCGGAAACTCTTTTGTAAGCTTTTTTTGGGGTTTCACCTGGGAGTAAATATCCTTTTGCAATAGTTGCAAGGGAGATTTCTGTCATCCATTCAGGATAGTCTTTCCCGGCAACCCACTCATTTGTATCTGAGTAAATTGAGTTATTCATTGTTCCTTAAGTTTGTTTATGTTAGAATGCGTCTGACCAGTCTACGTGTCCTTTTGAGTAGTTTGTTACACGATTTGCAAAGAAATCCGTTTGCTGTTTACCAGCAATTACAGCGTCAAACCATTTCATAGCTTTAAGAGCACCTTTATCAATTTCAGAGGAAGGTATAAGAGGTTCAAGTCCTAGATCTGACATCTTAGTATTCACTCTATGCTTGATAAAGTTCTTAAGTTCTTCTTTCTTTAGATTCTCTAGATCCCCTAATTCAAAGACTTTGTCAATAAAGTCAAATTCCAATTGCAAGGATACCTTAGCTGCTTCTTGAATATCAGACAGGAGTTTATCCGTTCTCAGCTCGGGATATTCTTCCATCAAGGTTCTAAAAAGCCAGCATCCTGCTTCTGAATGTAGGGATTCATCACGGACAGACCATTCGATTATCTGTCCAACACCCTTCAGCTTGTTCCTCATTTTAAACGAAAGTAGTATCGCAAAAGAGGAAAAGAGATTTACTCCTTCAGTGAATGCAGAGAAGATAGCCAGCGATCTAGCAGCTTCATGCCAGTCGATTTGTCCGTTATGACCATCTCTAACATTCATTAGAGTTTCAATCTTTGCAGCTGTTGTGGGGTCTTCTAAAAACTCGGCGAAATTATCAAGCCCTAACTCTTCATTTAGTACACTATATGCCTCAGCATGCACAGTTTCAAATGCACCAAATGTAGTTGCCATTGCAATAATTTCCGGCTTACGGAACCATTTTGTAACTAGTCCAGTCCAGTAGTCATTCACTACTGTTTCTGTTTGTGCAAAACCTTTTAGGATACCTCCTACAACATTTTTCTCAGCATCTGTTATGGAGGAATGCCAATCACTTACGTCATTTGCTAAAGGAACTTCAGTATGTAGCCAATGTGCTTGTTGTTGTTTTAACCAGTAGTCTTTTGCTCGGGTGTATTCAAATGGCTTGTACTGAACTCTTTCGTCTTTTAGCATGTTTCAAAATTTTTTAGAAGAAAAATCCTCATTGCTGAGGACCTTTATAAATAGTTAAAGTCTGTCCTTGTTTGTAAATTAAAATACTTCTTCCGATTTAATTTTCTCTAGTGAGAAGAACTTCTGTTTAAGAACCTCTCTGTCTGAGGAATTAATACCGGGAACTGATGTTTCAGTAGGTGTTGGAATGTCTTCTATATTGATTTCATTAGAAATTTGTATATGTCCGTTGTTTGTATTTACTAATGCATTAAAGGTCATTCCGTCCATTCCGTAACGATTCTTCATTACGTGTACTCTTCCAGTACCGTTGACTTTATCTTCTTTTTGACGGGAGAGGGATAGGCAGAAATCAGCGACCATTATCTTATCATAGGAGCCTGCTGCTTTATCTCCTTCAATTACGATGTCTTTTGCTCCCATCCTATTTACTTGAGAGGGTGAGAATACAACTGTTTTAAACTCCTTTGCTAGTCCCTTACATGCTACATATAGATCATCGATCTCATCCTTTTTCTCACCGTATCTCTTTGAAGGAGCTTTGAGGTAGTCTATGTAGTCGATTACAATTAGGTCAGGTTTTACTTCCTGGTCTATGCATTTCTGTAGATGGCTTTTTATTGTAGAGATTGAAGCTACCTTTGGTGGATATTCTTTAATTACAAGTTTCCCAGGAAGCTCTTCAACTGTCTTCTCTACCTCCTTTCTATAGGCAGCAACCTCTTCAATTCCTTTACCAGTGAAGTAGCAATCAAATCGCTTACCTACATAATCCTCTCCAAGCTCTAAGGTATAGTAAACTACATTATACCCCATTTTAACTGCATGACCGGCTAAAGCAACCATTGTCCAGGATTTACCTCCTCCTGGGTTTCCAAATACAATTCCTAGATCTCCAGGACCGAAACCTCCTTGGGTAAGTTTATTAACTTCCTCCCACGGGGTAGGGATGGTTGGCCTATAATCCTCTCTGTAGCGGGTCTCAACATCTTTCTCGTACTGGTGTCCGATGTTTTTATCCATACCGGCCTTGAGAGCATTCTCTACAATGACCCTAATTGAATCGTAATCTCCGTTATTAATTAGGTCTGCTGATTCAAGAAGTGCTTTCTTAAGTTCCTGATTCTTACAAAAGGTTGCAAACTCCTCTTGAACGTATTCATGATCTTCGTTAGAGACTTTATACGCTTCTCTTAGCTGGTCAGTAATAGCTGTCTTAAGGATATCATTGGAGAGCTTCTTGGCTTCTACAGCAAGAACATCCATTGTAATTGTTGTGTTGTAGTTATCCTGGTACTTAAGGATTTCTTCGATGATCCATTTGTGGGCGTCTGAATCGAAGTATTCAGGTTTAACTACATCTCGTACCTCTAATAGGAACTGTTTATCTGTGAGTAAGGAAGCAAGTACTTTTATTTGAAAGGGGAGACCGTATTGTGAAAGTTTATTAAAAACCAATTTTGTATTATTTAAGATATTGTAGTCTAATATAAGTAGGATTGGTAGAGAAGAAAACTTACCTCTGGTAGTTTGCAATTAGTCTAAAATTCTCTAACCACTTACCGACATTTGTGGAAACTGCTCCTCCCATACTGTCTTCCTCGTACAGTGCTTCAAAGGCGGGTACGTTAAGAGGTGGTATATCTGCTTGAAGAGTTTCTACAATATTTGCAATTTCATGTTCGGGAATATTGGGTTGTTGTAGGTTCATTAGTTCATAATTCGTATACACTCTTTCTATCTGGTTTAGTATATTGAGATGTATCTTCTTATGTTCTCCTTTCTCTACTAATTTCTCACAATCTTCAAAGATCCTATCTAGGGCTATATTCTCCTTTAGCAGATATGGAAAATGTTTAAGCAGTGTCTTTGCACCCAGTCTATTTACTCCAGGAAGATTATCCGATTTATCTCCTAGTAGGGCTTTGTATATTAGATAGTTGTGAGGAGTGACTCCAAATTCTTCTGTTACCAAGAAGGGATCGTAATTCTTTTTCCTGATTGGGGAAAAGACATCAATATTAGGATTAACTAGTTGAAGGAAATCCTTATCAGACGAAACTATAGTAGCTTTTCTTCCTGAAAGTGCGTATTGATTTGCAATAAGTGCAATAACATCATCTGCTTCCACCTTGTCGATGGAGATCATCTGTACCGGTAAGCAGGAGAGATATTCTATGAGCCTTTCCATTTGCATGGCCATGGAATCTCGTTCCATTTCTTTAGTCTCATGAATCTCCCAGTTTGTAATCTTGTTGAGATTACGGTTTGCTTTATAATTAGAATCGACAGTTTTCCTGTGCAGGGTCGATCCTTTACCGTCGAAGACTAATACTACTCTAGTTGGGGAAAGGGTACGGGTAAGGAAGCCTATTGACCGTAAGAACCCTGCTAAACCTCCAATGTGATTACCTTGCGTATTTAAATAGTTAATCGTTGTAAAACTCCGAATAAATGTATTCATGGAGTCTACTAGGAGAATATGATCATTTAGCTTCCTTACCTCGCCTTTGTTCAAGCTATTAAGGATATCTCTTGGATTATCCATCTAAAGCTTTAATTAGGCGGTTCCTCGTACCGAACTTTTTCCTCTTGAACGTCTGCTTCTTGTTCTAGATCAAAGTCTACACTTCCAAGTAGTCTGAGCCAGTGGTCTTTATACTCCTTCTTGTAGGTCTCAACTGCTTTCGGAGTATCCGCAATAAACCCGTGAGGAGTCATAATAATCTTACCTCTGGTGGAGATTCCGTTGATGTGGTTCTTCTCCACTTGGATATTTGTGCGTTTGGCAAATTCTACCTGTAGGCCATCTTTTACAGCTTTAATCTTAGAGGTGCCTGAGTTAGTAATGTTACCAAAGGTGATGATAAGTGTAGCATCAAACCACATCGTCTTACCTCCTTTGTTTTCCAACTTAGGCATACCCATTGGAGATTCAGGTTTCATAGTCCATACCTTATTAATCGCTACTAAGGTATTTGTGTACTTTGAACTCTCCTTTCTTGAGAGAAGAATCTTCTGATTGAGGTTATTACCAAATTGGGTAGACATTGCACCTGCATTCCATTCGTTATTGTTCTTATTTGAACGAACTGAAAGGTCTGAAGGAACTGATCCGATTGAATCCCAGAGGAAGAGTAGGTCGTAAGGAAGGTTTCCTTTCTTCTGCTCATCGAGTAGGTCTGCCATAAAGACAGCTACATCCTCAATTGTGTCAAGTTGTCCTCTATCTGTATAGATGAAGAAGCCTGTATAGTCTGTAATCTCTCCGGTATCGGTGTCGACTACAGGTTCGATCTCCAATCCCATCTCTTGAGCATGCTCCCAATTCCATTTCATCTCCGTGATGATAAATACTGGTAGGATGCCTTGCTTTTGGGCTGCAACAGCTGCTTCAATCAATGCTGTTGTCTTACCTGTATCAGAGTGTCCTCTAAGGAGAGTAATATGCCCGGTAGGAATACCGGGGATATTAGTGATCTCTCTAAAAGCTTCTGATAATGGGATCCATTCTTGAGCTTTGAACTTTACACTGCTCGTTGACAGTTTTTTGTTCTTCTTGAACTTATTTAAGTCAAAGCCTGCCTTGATCGCATTAGATGCGGTCTCTGAAACTGATCTCTTAGCCATACTTTCTTACTTTAGAATGGCAAGTCGTCTGATCCTTCTGTGCTGTTGTTTGATCCGAATACATCGTCAAATGCACTCATGGTTTTCTCAGCTTTCGTCTCTCCTGAGGAGTGAGTTTCCAGGCTGAAGTTCTTTGTCGAACTTTGAGGTGTACCCCCAACACCGTTGGTTGAACTACTGCTTCCAGCCGTTGCAGACTGCCCAGTCGTTGAACTTTCTTCTGCTTCTTCTGGGTTTAGCCAGGTTTGAAGCTGTTTTTTGATGAAGTCGTAATCATACTTTGAGAAACTCTCCATGGGCTTTGGCTGAGTCTTAGTCCATAGTTCTACAAGTGCGGAATCTTCTGAAAGAGGTGATTCCTTCATACGGGGACGTAGTGTTGTTTCTGGATAAGGATTACCTGCAACTTTTTCCAGGGTAAAATCACGTCCGTTAATGATATCGGTAAAGTCTCCGATTTCTTCATCAACAGCAAGACTAAATAAAGTCTTCTGAATTTGTTTACCAAAACCCCAAAGGCGAACTCCTTTGTCTTCCTCTCCACGAACAATTACAGGAGCAAATACTCTCATCTTAGGAGAGAGTTTCCCAGCTAGTGACCAGTTATCCTTATCGGAAGTCTTCTTTAGCTCTGCTACGAATTCTACGATAGGATCTTGTTCACCAAAATTGGAAAGAGCAATCATCGGGTATTTTCCGATGTTATAATGGAAGAATAATTCGGTAAACGGCATTGAGGGGTTATACACCGATGGAACGATTCTAATTTGGTGAGTTCCAATAGAGGGGTTCCAAAAGAATCCGGAACGATCTACTTTCTCACGTTGGTTGGCTTCGCTTGCAGCCATTTTCTGTTTGATAGCGTTTAAGTCCATTCCCATAATAAATAGTACAGTTTTAAGTTTACAGGGTTAAATTTTTATCTCTCTAGTATAAGAAGATACCTGTAGTGTGTCAACTATATTATTGGGATTTACTCAAACTCTCCTAAATCTACGATGTCGTATAACTTAGTTCTGATAACACGTAGTTCTGGTCCTTTTGTAAGGAGTATGTTGTTTCTATATTGAGTCCAGTCAACTTGGTATTCCCTATCTAATACTCCGTTATTTACCTCTTTAATCAGGGTGTTTAAAGCATTAATTGTATAGAGTGTGTTGGTTTCTTTTTTTCTATGTACTGTTATTGATGACGGTGGAAGTCCGTTCATAAGGGAGGAGTCCACCGAGTAGGTGAGCATATACCCTCCTGTGGTCTGTCCATAGAGAATAAAGATGCGACTGAAGAGAACAACGTAATCGTCTCTAATCTCTTCAATTCTTTCTTCAATTTGATTTTTTTGTACAAAGGTACAAAGTAGTTTTGATTTCATTCAGTCTCTTGCTCTTATTAGTAGTGTTGTAGAGCCAATCTCTCACTCTAATAAATAGTCCCTTTAATTTGAAAAGATGGGGGACTTAAAGCTCTCTATAACTGTATCCGATTTTGGTTTTTACCGGATAAGTTCCGTTCTTTGTTAGGGACTGTGAGATTAAATCTTGTAAGATAATTCTTTCGTTATCTTTTACATCTAAGATAATGCCGTCGTAGATATAGAGTACAACTTTAGACTCTAGTTTCTCCATACCCTGTAGGAATGTCTTCAGTGCTGAGATATTCCGGGTAGTTTCTATATTTTGAATAAAGTAGTTTAGAAGCTTTCTCTTATTTGTATCCCCGATCTTTTTATTGTAGAGTTTATTTGAACCGGGGACTCTTACCTGTTTGTTCTTTTTAAACTCTTCCCAAATTTTATCTGCGTATTCCTCTACCTTATCGAAGAAGGGATTGGAGTCTTTCTCAGATGCTCCTTGCCCGTATAGGTATGCAAATGATCTTTGCTTTGATGCCTTATATTCTTCCTCAGATAATTCCTGTTTATTGAAATACATTCTTCCCATTTGCAGGTGTACACTCTCCTCCGTAAAAGGAAAACCCACCAGGCTTCCAAGGAGTCTTAAATGGTAGCCGTCAAAGTCAACCTCCATAAGGTAATCATTAAGAGGTATAAAACTTTCTCTTTCCTCACTATCTTTTTTTATATTCAGGAAGTTAAGTCCATTAAAAGCGTTAGTAGGTCTGGAGGTTATGTTATAGGGATTGTATTGGGTGTATATTTTGTTGTCTTTTACAGATCTATGAAGGTTGTTAAATGTAAAGCTTTGTTGTAGTTTCTCTCTGTCTACCCCGATTCCGTTCTTCTCTATCAGGTAGAGAACTGAGGTAAAGATGTCATTGTGGTACTTCCAGGAAGGGTCTTGTAGAAACTCCCTATGCTTCTCCACAACCTTAAAGCATCTATCATATGTATCCTGGCAGTAGCGGTATAGTAAAGGTAGAGGGGTCAGGTATCCAATATTTTCTAAATCGGGATTGTTCCGTACTAAGGTCTCCTGGTATCTTGGATAAGGTACTTCCTCTATAGTCTTATACTCCGTTAATGTACTTAGTAGATTTACATCCACTATATTTGTATTATTTGCAAAATACAATAGGTATTTTCTATCTAGGGTATAGATATTCTTTATACTTGCTAGTACCTCGTCTACTTTATCCTTTGGTAGATTTAAAGCCTCACTATGGTCTACTGGAATGATATATCCCTCCTCTGTTGCGAGGTTTCTAATATAGTATAGGGAGGGTGTGTCAAGAAAGGGATGAGTTTCAAAACCTCTACCGATGACTTGTACATAGACATCCTCTCTTAAGGTTCTCTTAAGAAGATCTAATTTCTCAAGATTCTCGACAATATAGAACATCCCTGTATTATAGGAAGGATCTTCTATCTGTACAACTCAGTAAACCCTTTGTTTTTAAAATACTTAAATAATCCTCCTAGTTTTACCGGTTGTCTAAATTCTTGAAGTCCTATGAAGGATTTATTACTCTGTTCTACGAAAGATTTATCTCCTGAGATATTCCATAGTATGGGGAATGGATATACATTTTCCCATTCGTATTTCTTATCTTTCTTCTTTAAGGTTTGGTAATTCTCTTTTGAAATTTCTATAAAGATAGGTTGATTAATGTATCTATAAAAATATCTTGTAATAACTCCTACTCGGTATTCTTGCTCACTTGGGAGGTATGGAGTAAAAGGAGGAAGATTTCTAACTGTATCTAGTAAAGGGCGAGTAGTACTTATATCTAAATCTTCAGCTACGTAGTTTAAGGAATTAACCG